CATCGGCTTCAACAAAACTTTACTTGTAAACACCACAGCCAAGGATATTCCAGAAGGAGTAGACGAGAAGCATGTCGTGCTGATCCCAGATGCAGATGGAATCGGAAAAGATGTGAATCTTGGTAAAACAATTTTTGAAGACAACGGCGCAGTCGTCGAAGACGCTCTGAGAACAAAGCTCGGAAATGTCGACTGGTTATTCGTGCTCGCTGGAGGCGGTGGTGGCACTGGTAGTGCTGCTGCATCTTTACACGGCGTGTTCGAACGCTATCTAAAGTCAGTCAGCGCTGGAGGCTCCATCGTGTATGTTGTTTCTCAGCCATCCGCACAGGAGGCTTTAAACTCAACTATCAGTAAGAATGCTGCTTCCCTCTTAAAGGATGTTTCTAAGCACGCTCACATCATTCTAGACAACGAGAGACAGGTGAGGCTGTTGAGAGGCAAGGTGGGCATGCTAGGCATGTTCCCGTTCGCTAATACGGCATTTGCCAAACTGATGGGGCAAGTCCTCAAACTATCTTCGGAGCAATCATCGATTCAGTCGTTCGACTCAAAGGATTTGGAGAGGTGTTTAAGAACTAAGAAGAGAATGTTTATTGGCTCTACTATTGTTACAGATCCGGGCGATCCCAACTTAGGAGCCGTCATTTTCCAGAATTGCCTGAAAAGATCGCCATGTCCTCTTCCCAAAGGCAAGCCATCAACAGGCTCAATGTTACTGGTTGTAACTGAGGAGATGGCTAACGATCCGGATGTCAGCAAACACCTGGATGCCGCAATATCTTATGTCGGCGGAAGAACAGACACACTCTTCGCTGGGGTATATGTAAAAGAAAATCTACCAGGGTTGGTTGCTATTCTTACTATGAATGGGCTAGATTAAACATAAGCACCAAGTATCGCTAGGGTTTTTGCCTATAGATAACTATTTACTTCTGAAGATAGGAGAACTAATGAATGGCATATCCCACTCTAACGCCGTCAAGCACCACTAACGCTATTGTTTTGCCAGTTACTGGCAATGTGCTCGATGTAGCCACGGCATGCCCCATTGGCGCCTACACTGGATCAGAAGGGTTTCTATCCGGCGCGCAAGCACAGGTTGCCTATACATATAGAAAACTCGGAGGAGATGTGCTCGACATTGAGCTTTCTTCTTCGGCAGTATATGCTAACTATGAGGAAGCATGCTTAGAGTATTCGTATATTATCAACACCCATCAAGCAAAGAATGTTCTTTCTGACTTTTTGGGCGCCACTACTGGCACCTTTGCGCACGATGGCTCTTTTAAGCCAGACTCTCCTATAACTGCTTCTATCAATCTAAAATATCCTAGATTCGAGTTTTCTTATGCAACTAGGGTTTCTGATGCTCTTTCTTTCGATGCAGACGCTGGCGGCAACCGAACTCTATACTCGGCATCGTTTAGGGTTACTGGAGGGGTTCAGGACTACGATTTGCAAAGAATTATATCCGCATCATCAGACAACAACAAAGATGAAGGAACGAACGGCGCAGTAGATTATGCCGGTTTGGTTGGCAACAACAGAGTTTCAATCAAGAGAGTGTATTATAAGACATCGGCCGCTATGTGGAGGTTTTATGGATACTATGGCGGTGTAGGTGTTGTGGGCAACTTCCAGACTTATGGACAATTTGCAGATGATTCTACATTCGAAGTCATACCTGCTTGGCAGAATAAACTTCAGGCAATGGCTTATGAAGACAGCATATATACAAGAACATCTCATTTCTCATATGAGATATCAAACAATAAGTTGCGCCTATTTCCAACACCAAGCTCTGGTTCAGCCGGCGGCTTGGCTGATAAGTTCTGGGTTGCATTTAGCGTCAAGAAGGATGCGTGGGAAGAATACGACAAGGCAAAGATTGGCATCGATGGCATTAACAATATGAACACTGCTCCTTTCAATAATCTTCCTTACGACAATATAAACTCCATAGGAAAGCAATGGATTAGAAGATTTTCTTTGGCACTCAGCAAAGAGACTTTGGGCCAGATCAGAAGCAAGTTCTCCACTTTGCCGATACCAGGAGAAAACCTGACACTCAACGGTCCAGCCTTGATATCTGAAGGTAAAGAGATGCAAGATAAACTAAGGGAAGAGCTTAAGACGACTCTGGATGAAATGACTTATAATAAGTTGATGGAAACGGATGCGGAACTTATTGAAAATGTAGGAAGGATTCAAGCCGGTATACCATTGAGAATATTTGTGGGGTAATTAAATGTCAGTAAAAAATAAATGGAAGCAGCCGGCTCAAGCGCCCCCACCAATGTTCGCCGGCAAAAAAGAAAAGAATCTTGTCAAGCAAGTTAATGACGAGCTTATCGAGAGAGTAATAGGGCAAACTATAATTTATTATCCTATTGATATAGAGAGAACAAACTTTCATGATCTTTATGGAGAAGCAATAACAAAAACTTTCCTTCCGCCAATTAGGGTTTATGCTCTTATTGAGTTCGACGGCATCGCAACAAAGTTTATGGGCGGTGTTGGGCTAGATAAAGATGCAACTATTACTGTTCATTTTCACAAGAGAAGGCTGACTGAGGATCAAGATTTGTATATAAGAGAGGGAGACTTTGTTTTATATGGTGATATATATTATGAGATCCATACTCTCGGAGAGCCAACAAGAATCTTTGGCCAAATAGATGACAGAATGGAAATCTCTGCGAAATGTAAGAGAGCAAGAAAGGGGCTTTTCGATGCCAGTTAGAAATGAAGAAAATTTAAGCAAAGCGAAGATCTCTGCTAATCAAGATATAGAAATGATGCCCTCCACCCTAGAGACGATAGATAGGGCTTTGTATTCTTATTTGGATGAAGAGCTAAACTTGTTTACCACATCCAACAAGGGCTTCAATAAAGTACCAGTAGTTTGGATGACGCCAGAAAGAGCCTTCCAAGTAAAGAACGATAAAGACACCAGAGAAGACAACGGAGTTCTTAAGCTCCCAGTTATCACTCTAGAAAAAACATCGGTAACTAAAAATCCCACTATGCATGGAAGGCTGACTGCACATATACCCCCTCAGAATGATGCCGCCGGCGGCTCAATAACCATAGGAAGAAGGATACAACAAGAGAAGACTAGTCTTTTCGCTGCAAATGATGTTTCTCGCTTGCGAGGAAACATTGAAGAAAGAACCGTTGGAAAGGGAGATATTTATTATCCATCCAAAAACAGTAAGATAGTAACAGAAACGATAACAATCCCCCTTCCAGTTTATGTGAATGTAAATTACAAACTTCTTATACAGACTGAGTACCAACAGCAGATGAATGAATTGTTGACTCCGTTTCTATTGAGAACCGGACAGATAAATGAATTTTTCATAAAGCATGACGGACATCAATTTGAGGCGTTCTTGCCACAAGACTTTTCTTTCGAAAACAATACTTCAGATCTGGGCGAAGACGAAAGGACTTATAAGACATCTATAGACATTAGAGTGCTTGGGCATCTGATGGGAGAGATGTCAAACACTGAACGCCCAAAGGTTGTAGTGAGAGAAAATCGTGTTGTTATTCGCCAGCCAAGAGAGAGGGTGGTATTTGCAGACGAACACCCCAACGCTAAAGATGGCCAATTTTATAAAGAGTAAGTACTCTTTGGCATTTAGCTTACTATTTATAATACGAAACACTTCGCAAAGAATCGTTCAGCTAGCAGCGGATTGTAAAGGAGAAATCTAAATATGTCAGTTAAAAAGTTTAAGTTTGTATCACCGGGAATCTTTGTTAACGAGATTGATAACTCGTTTATCCCTAGTGCACCTGAGAATATGGGCCCTGTTATTATCGGACGAACCCGAACCGGTCCGGCATTGAGGCCTGTCAAGATTCACAGTTTCTCAGAATTTGTTCAAGTTTTTGGCAACCCAATCGCCGGCGCAGGCGGCGGCGATGTTTGGCGAGATGGAAACACTGTCGGCCCAACATACGCATCATATGCAGCACAAGCATATTTGAATTCAGGCGTCGGCCCCGTGACAATGATGCGCCTCCTTGGCGATCAGCATGACAGTTACAGCACCGGCGGCAAAGCCGGCTGGACTACCGAAAACGCTCTTGGCGCCACAACAACAGGTGGCGCATACGGACTTTTCGTATTCAATTCTGCCAGCATGGCGCCAGCCTCTGGAAAGGTAGCCACAGGCTCTCTTGCTGCTGTTTGGTACATGAATGATGCAAAAATCGTTCTATCTGGTACCATACGGGAATCTAATACTGAAACAAGCGGTACGGCAGCCTTGATGCATGACATGGGCTCAAACTTAACTTTCCGCGCTAAGATTACATCTGGAAGCACAACAGTAAAAGAAACCACATTTAACTTCGACAGATCATCAGATCTCTATATTCGAAAAGTGTTTAACACAAACCCACAAGCAGTTAACGCACAGCATACCGAGACTGTTACTCCATACTGGCTGGGACAAACATTCGATCAGAACCTCGACCGTGTATACGGCGCGTCACAGTCTTCTGGCTCTTACTATGCAATGATTGCCGGCGTTGCATCAGGATCCTACGGATACCACAACATGCAAATGGGATTCCAGATATCTAAAACTGGATGGTTTGTTTCTCAAGACACTTCAACTGATACCGCAAACTATAAACCAAAAAGCATGCAGAAACTTTTCCGACTAAACAGTTTGGACGCAGGAGAGCACACACAGAATAGCTTCAAGGTTTCGATTGAGGATATCCGTCTTGCAGGAAATCCAGATATCGATCCATACGGAACATTCTCAGTTGTTCTTAGAAACCTAAAAGACACAGACAATGCCGTAGAGGTTGTCGAGAGATATTCAAATCTTAGTCTGAATCCTAACTCTCCAAACTACATCGCTCGTAGAATTGGTGACGCATATACTACATGGAGTGATTCAGAATCAAGGTTCCGTCACTATGGCAATCACCCAAATCAATCTAAGTATATCTATGTAGAGATGAACATGGATGTCGACGAGGGAACTACCGATCCGGAATATATCCCAGCCGGCGCCCTTGGGCATCCACGCCCAACCGGGTTTAAAATCTTTTCGGGCTCTTCAGGCGATGTCGGCGCTTTCGACTCCATCTTAAGACCGGGCGATGGTGGCGAGTCAATGGGCCATTCAATGATTGCTGGTCGCGGCTCTATCCCTGGAAACCTTCTGTCCGCGGAAGGCGGAACCGGCTCCTTTTGCGTCAGAAGCGCAGCGGGATCAGATGGAAGATACTTCACTGGCTCAATCGAGTTCCCACGCCTACTGCTCAGAAACTCTGCTTCAGATGGCGGAATGTCTGATGTAACGAATGCATACTTCGGTGTTCTAACGACACGAGGAGCAACCTCTACTGTTTATGACGAGTCTGTACCTGATATGTTGCGAGCCCTACCAGCCGATATTTCTGCTGCTTCTTGGGATCCAAATAACACCAGCACAGAGTATTCCTTCCAGTTCTCTCTGGATGATGTTAAAATTGATACTGGAACTGGTATCGCTTACTTCAACTCTGGTTCACGCGTAGCAGGAACTTCGCTTTCAGCAGTTTCTTCAAGCTTCGGTGCGCTACTTGATAAGGGATACAATAAGTTTACAACCTGTTTCGCCGGCGGATTCGATGGGCTTGACATCACAGAGAAAGAGCCTTTCCGAAACACTAAGCTGGACGACGCCACAGAGCTTGCTAACGACGCTTATCACAGCGTTAAGCGAGCACTTGACACTTGCGCCGATCCAGAGTATGTTGAGTACAACCTTCTTACGATGCCTGGTGTTACCAATAC